TATAAAAGCTCCTATAACAAACAAAATGGCTCCAAATACTCGCCAACCTTTTTCACTTTTGTCACTTGCATTGAATAAGATATAGCCCACAACAGCTACTATGAAGCCGACTATGGTATAAATTATGGTTGTTGCAATCATTCGCCGTCCTCCTTGCATGCTCTCTTACTATTCCATAGAAACGGTGACATGTTTAGCTCAATAAAATTACCAATACTCCACTTCCCGCCGAACAACAGAAAACTAATGGGTAGTAACCCCCATATAATATTTAAAAAGTATTAAATCCCTTCTAAGCGGAACTATCCAATCTTCAAGTCCTCAGACTTAACAAACATGCCGTTGATCATTTTCCCGTCTCGACCTTGTATCTCACCATATGCGTGCATCACGCACTCATACAGGCTCATATCGTTCTGCAAAGCTAGATTGAGTAATGTTATGACCGAATCGCCTATCGCATCTCTGAGGGCGTCTTTATCGTCTCTGACAACAGCTGCTGACGTTTCACCGATCTCCTCGTACAGTTTAAGCATCTGTTTTTGAGGATCTGCTTTATTGATTCCGCGTTCTTTCGACCACTCTTCGATCATTTGTATTAGTTCGTCCATCATGTTCTCCTAACTCTTTTCGTACGTATTTTCGGATTCAAATTGTATTTTCTCCGACAAAATGCGATCACTTTAAAATCCATTTTTAATTCGTCTCGAATTTCTTTGCTTAACTTCTTTTCAAGCAACATCTTTACGACAGCAGCCTCTAAACCTGGGCGTTTGTCTAAATAGCGTTGATACTTTTCATCGTCGCTCATTACAACCGGTTCACGATATTCGATAATTCCCAGCAATTCATCCCGACGTTTTACTTTTTCTGGATCATTGAACCACTCTGGATTTAGTTCCTCGTCAGTTAGCATAAAAAGTTCACGTCTAGCCTGTCGTTGTTCTGGTGTTTTCTTACGCCTCATGCGGTCACCGCCTTACGTTGCAATCTTTGTAGCATCTCTTTTGCACGTTTGCGCCATTCGGAATACTCTAGCTTTTGCAACGCACTGTATTCGTATCGCCCGTTATAAACCGCTAGCCAATAAATCTCCATGTATCGACAAAAACATTCGTTCGATTCTTTGGTGTCTAGTTTCGTTTGCTCCATGGTCTTTTCAAAGCGTTCTTGTGTTCCCCTCAACTTTTCTCGATAGTCATCGGGTAACAACGAAGTGATTGCGTCTGCCAATTCTAAATCAGTCATTCTATCACTCCCCCAGACTGTGAACGTATTGTTCTAATGCTTGTCGGTCACGCTCATTTAGGCGCTTCTTAGCGACATACTCATCGAACGTCATATTTGGCGAAAAGCGGAGTTCCTGCTCGTAATACGTGTACAATGTCTCGCCGTAGTTTGTTACTTGCTTGAACGAGTTGCGGCTCTTAGTCTTATTGCTTGGCTTAGCATAATGACTTTCAAGCTGGCGCTTCACTTTCTCAACGGTATCTAATTGCTTGTTTTCCCAGCTTCTTAGCACAGCGTCAAGATATTTATAGCTTCTAGCGCCATGCTTCAACATGTCATCAATCGCTAAAATGATAATTTCGTCCTGACCTCCAAAGTCATTTACCCAATGCTGAATGGATTGAGTAATGAATGGTGCTTCTGCTGGGTTGACTTGATTGAGCCAATAACGCACAGCACTATCTTCTGAATTTTTAGTAATACTAGTTTCAGAAGCTTTAGTTTTATTTACTTTAGTTTTATTTACTTTAGTTTTATTTACTTTACTTTGTGGATTAATGTCTACATTAACTCCCTTTACTTGTGAGTTATTGTCAGCATTAATAACGTATTGTGTTGGTTTTGGCATTTTCCTTCTTTTCGTTGCTTCAAAATAGTTGTCTTGGATTTTTTTGCTGGTCAATACCTTAGCCGAGTTAAACAGGTCTTTATTAAAAAATTCCCATGTAACTAAGCGGTTGACAACTTGCTCTAACAAATCCTTGCTGGTGCCCGGTAGTCTTTTCAAAAGTTTAGCTTTGGTCAGGTCATTCCATACAACGAAGTATCCTTTTTCATATACCGCGCATAACAGTTTGATTACTGCAAGCTCACCTTTGATACCAAATTCACCAGCAATGGCTTCTATTTTTTCATCTTCAAAAATGTGAACATCAAGAGGAAAATAATCAAGACCGTTCTTTGTTGGTCTTGCCACAGCTTCACCTCCAATTCAGAGGGAGAATTATCTCCCTCGTTATTTAAGTGGTGGCTTTGTATCATCAAATAAAGCCGTCTGTTCTTCTGTTTGATCATTTGATTGATCAATAATAGGCTCCGCTTCTTTTCTTTCAGAGCCATCTTCTATTTCTGTCTCAGAAATGATGCTGCCATCTTCTGTAACATCATTAACAATCGTTTCGTCAGTAATCGTCGCTTTCTGCATCTCAATAGATAATATTCCCCATTTAGAAAGCATATTTCGTAATACTGTCTTCTTGGCCATAGCATCGTAATCGTTTTTCCATCCAAAATCTGATTTGCTAAACTTCTGTTTGTGCCGTTCGATTTCTTGCTTCGTCCAATAAACAGTCTTTTTGAATCCGTTTAGTAACTCAAAATATCCTACATAACCGATTACCTGATTTGACTGTCGTCCGCTTTGATCAAACTCAAATTCTTCTGTTAGACGATTCCAACCTTTCAATTCACCTTCATAGACTTCAATCACATTAAGTGCTTTATACTGTCCTGATCGTTGGGCTAATTGAATGTATCCTTTGTATCCGAGCTGAAATTGAGCTTTTCCACGATAAGGAACGATCCATGCATAACCTAAATTTTTATCTACAGGTAAATCTAATGATGCTGCTACCATTGCACTAGTTATAATGCTCATAGGTTCTACTGAAGATAAATAGGAATCATTGCTTACTAAATTAAGAACACTGGCCATAAAACCATCTGACTTATCTTTTAATACATCTTCAAATTTTTTTCGCATCGTCGGCGTATTCATTAATGCTTTCAGACCCAATTTGCTTGGATTAACTTGCTTCTGACTATTTTCTGCAAGCTGATTTTTTAACGAACTGTTCGTTGCCATATTAGCCAATCTCCTTTTCAACTAATTTTTTATAACTTGATGTTTTGTATATGCTGGAATCATTTGCAACTTCAGGGTATTTCTCAGTCAATAGTTTCTTGTCTAATGTCATTCTATTTTGTTGTTTCCAAGAGATGACATGTTTAGGAGAAATCCCTATTACTGCATTCCTTTTCCCTAGCTCTGATTTAATTTGATTATCAATTTCTTGTATTTGGATCTTGATTGATTTTTCAGTTTCTTTTAGTTGCTTTTTACTTTCAATTAATTCATCAAAATGATTTGAAAGAGTAATTTCGTTCAATCCTTCTTCGTTATAATGAGCATTCAAGAATTTTTTAGTGGCATCACTGCCATCAATAGATGGTTCTATGCCTTTAATTACATTTTCTTCCCAAAATCCAATTAAGCGTTTGGTGATTGAGTCAATCAATTCTTGATCTCGTTCAATGCGTTTCCAGATGAATTTTTGACCACCGATCAATACAGCAAAATAGCAATAATCTCTATCAAGAACATTCATATAATGTTGTACTTGACACAGATAACTAAGCGGGACTTCCTCACCATCCCATTCTTTGCTAAGAAATTGATTCGCTGTTTTGCACTCCAATATCGCTTTTTCTCCTACTACATCACGATCAATATTCGCTCTAAGAAATGGATATTCTGGATGTTCAAATACTTGATTACGCCGACGGACTTTTTTTCCAGTCCGCACGGCGAATTCTTTTGCTACAACCTCTTCCAAAACCGTTCCCCAATAAGCTGGCTCGCTGTCTGATTCAGATAATCCAACCTGTCCTGTTTTTTCTAACCAAATTTGATAGGCAGATTTCCATTTATTTAATCCCATAATGGCTGCTACATCTGAACCGCCTATTCCTTTTCTGCGGTCTAACAACCAATCTATACGAGCCATTTTCATTATTGAACTAATCATCAGCCCATCCCTCCATGTTCTCTGGCTTATCTTCTGCCCCTGATTGAGTAACATTTATGAAAACGTGGTTATCAGGATCAGCCATTGCAGTGTCATAATCGAAACTCATTCGAATTCACCTTTCCTAATACGTTCAAGGACATCTGGAATATCGTTTACATTATTAAGAACAAAGGTATGATCGGGCATAGTTTTCCCCGTTTCCATCCCCAATGCCTCTAATCCTGCATTCCTTAATAGTTTCACGGGAACCAGTAACTTGTTGTCTAATTCACTTTCTTGAATCGCTAAGAGTGCAGCTACATCGGGTAATCCACCAACAAGCAGTTGTAAGGCATTCGCTTCTTTATGGAGTGTACAAAGTGCTGATACACCTTCCTTTTCACATTCCCGTTGTAGTTCTTTCAATAAATTTTGAATTTTTTCGTTAATCATGTTATTCTCTCCTTAGAAATATATTTTTTCATTTGCTCACTAATTGCTTGCCGGCGTAGTGAGCTTTTTTTTGTTTTTCGATAATTTGCTTTGCTAACAAAATTGACTCATGATAGTTATAATATTCTCTATTTGCTTTTTCCATTAGCTTTATGTGTTCCTCATAACTCATCCACTCACCCCTTTCAATTTGATATAATGGTTTAAAAACTGGATGGTGAAAAAATTGTTAGAATCAATAAAAGTTACTTTTCAAGCTAGACCTGCTGGCCGTTCTTCTAACGCATACACAGGAGAGATTACTGTTGATATTCCTGATAGATGCCCACATTGCGGAAAAACCTCTGCTCCCTTAGTTCTGAACGCGATAACTACCGATTCAAATGTGAATATGGCCAATGTAGGAGTACTTCTAAAATGTATGGCTGTTGACTGTAGAAAATATTTCGTTTCCCAATACACAAACATTGGAGACAAATGGACTCGAGTGAGTTTTTCTTATAATCCACCAATAGATATTGATATCCCACAAAATATTGTTGAGCTGTCTCCTGAATTCGCAAATATATATGAACAATCAGTTATTGCAGAAAACCATGGATTAGATAAGATCGATGGAGTCGCTTATCGAAAAGCTGCCGAATTTTTGTACAAGGATTACGCTATCAAAAGACATCCTAACGATGAGGATAAAATTAAGAAAATGTTTTTAAAGCAAGTAATTCAAAAATATATGAATGAATATCCAAAAATACAAAATTTAGCTTTGTCAGTTGCGTATCTCGGTAACGATGAAACTCATTACGAGCGGAGAAACACAGACCGCGATTTACAAGATCTTAAACGTTTTCTAAATTCCTCTATCAAAATCATTGATGCAGATCTCGATGTAGATGAATCACTTGAATTCAATCAATCTTCAGATAAGTAGTTAAGTAAGTTTCTTAATGCCTCACTATATTTTTTAGTAGCATCATTAAGTATTTGATTTAGCAAAATTAACTGTTTATTTTCTAGTTTTAATCTTTTTATTTCTTGCCTAAGTTCTTCCACATATTTATTTTCCATCTCTAGTCAGCCCCCTCGGCTGGCTTTTTCTTTTCCCATCCGATCGCTAGGAGAAAGATTCCGATGTATCCATAAGCTGCCAGCATACTAAATTTTGAAAAAACTGGGATAGCTAACATGCACATGATTGTTGTAGCTAGGTTGATTTGTTTCATTTTCTCCCCTCCACTTAAACAATCTCTAATCCATCAACATTATCAGCATTCAAGTAAGCTATTTCTTTTTGCCGTGCTGTTAATCGCAATTGGTAGTCTTTTAAGTTGCTTAATGACACGATTTCTATAACTTGTTTTGACCTAGTAAAATCAATGCGGCGAATATCATAGTATCTCGGTACATTAAAAGTTTCTTTTAATCGCTTGTAGATGATTCCGCGGAAGTGCCCAACTTTATCCAAAAACAAATCATCTGACACTTTATGATCGAAGTATTCTTTTGCTAAATCCCATGCTTTCTTCCCAACTGCTGACTGAATTTCTGCTCCTTCGTGACGGTTCAATGTGATACTATCTCGCAATTCTTGAACATCCTTCGTAATTTCCTCCTTCATCTTAGAAACGTCGCTCTTGATTAGGCGCATTTCTTTCACCAAAACTAATTGATTTTCTAGGGTTTTCTCTAGTTCTAATAGCTGATTACTCATTGATAACCTCTCCTTCCAATATGTTGTTTTTGCTGATTAATTTTAAGTCTGATAAAAATTTCTCCAACCTTTCGGTTAGAAAGTCTAGCTCTCTTTTTGCAAGTCCATCCCGACTGATTACTTCTGACAAATCCTGATAGATTAGAGCGCTCGCCTCTGACAATAACTCATTCGATTTTTCTAATACATCTGATAGATTCTTGTAGTTGGAAATAAGTCGCTGGGTTTCACTCAGTTTGTCTTCGGCTTGGTTGATCGCCTTTGATAGTTGTTCATACTTAGACGATTTCTCATCCACTTCTTTTCGTTCGGCTAACAAATCTCTATAGTTTGATTCTAGTTGCGAACTTCGTTCTTCTAATTGTGAATAGGATTGTTTCAAATTTTCGTAATCATCCGGAACTTTTTCAACAACCACTTCCTTTTCAATGACTCTTGGTTGTTGAACACTCATGTCATTGATCACTTCTGAAAGGTTATCGATTTGTTCATCTTTCTTTTTTAGTTGCTTTTCTAATTCACGATATTCCTTTGTGGTTTTTATATCGCCAGATAGAACTAACTCGACTGCTTCAGGTTGAGCTGAAGGTTTAGAAACTTCTGTTCTCAAGGTCATCGGAAGTTCTTGGAATATATTGATTTGTTCTGATTCGTCCATTTGATGGACGAATTTCGCTTGATTAATGTAGTTGTAAACTGTTTGTTTTTTTAACCCGATTGACGAAAACCACTTCTCGAATGTGCCAGAATTGTATTTTGCTAATTTTTCTTGCGCCTCGATCAGTTTGTCACCAAGTTGAATCGAACCATTCAAAACGATTGTCCTCATTTCCTGCTCTTTAACTTTGAGAAAGCTAGCAGTCCGATCATCCACTATTGAATAGTCGAACAAATTTTTTACTTCATTCAATTTTTAACCTCCTCTGATTTTCCAAGTAATTACTAGGCAAGATCGACTGTTTATCGGCGGTTTGACCTCGAACTACGAAGGCCTATTTGATGCTAGTGATAGCAATTATTTACGTCAGAAAATTTATCGCCGTTAGCTGTCACAGGTTGCACTTTATCCCATTTTTTTGATTAATCGTGATTGAAACTGTTTCTTTATCAATCAGTTCTGTCACGATTCTTTTTGCCTCGATTGTGTTTTTCACCTCAACATTGCTTCCGCATTTTGAATTTCCTTTATGAATTTTGATTTGTTGATCTGAACAACGCTTAACATATTCTTCATATGCTTGTTCATATTCTTCTTTTGAGACTGGCGGATATTTGAAGCTCAAACCTTCGAATATATTTCCGGTCTCTTTTGATTTATCATCATTCATGCTGTCGCCTCCTTCAAAATTTCTTTAGGCGTTACTTTTTTAGTTCTGTATTTGTTCTCATCTTTCCATCGTAAAAACCAAATGAACGTATGGACATGAATGAAAGTTGTTGAATGTCCTGGCCTGAGAATTCCTTCTTTGAATTCGTCGATGGCTTCCATCTCTTTGCAGTACTCAACGAGAGTTGTCTTCGACATCCCGTGAAACATTTTTAGGATTAAGCCCTGACGATACCAGTCGTCTGGTTTCATATTCTTTTCTGCGGATTCGATTAACTCTGCTAACGTCGGCTTCTTCATGATTTCAACCTCCTATCTGATTTTGTATCGTGATATGATATCCGTGATCTGCTTCCAATGGTCTTCTGGATTGTTCAATATTTTTCGTAGGTACTGCTCAGTAATATTCAAAGCGC